ATAGTTTAGGGAATTTTTGGTTGGGATAAATGAAGAGTGGATTTTTGGTGGGTGATTCTGTGGCTTTAGGAGTAATATCTTCATTTTCAGGTTTAGGTGTATGAGAATAATAACTTAATTTGGTAGCTTCCTCATAATTGGGAACATAAGAAGAAGGTCCGTAAGGGTAATCAGACAAGTCATAATAAAGGGTTGTGTTTGACATATCTGCGTAATATACTTTTTCAAGTTCTCCTTCTTTATTCATAGTCCATATAGAATTTTTATCACGGTGTTCTGGTGTATCTAGGTCAGCGTGAAATGTCACATTGATATTGTCCGCAGAATATGCCATAGGAGCCGCAGTAGGTTGAGGTGTAGCAGTATTTAATTGATTTAGTGTTTGTATTTTTTCGACCATATTTTGGCTATTGACAAAGTAGTCGGGTTTCAATAGGGCTTTTCCGTGTTTCTTTACATTATCAATATCAATATAACTAATATCTAAACAAGAATCATAATCGGAATCACTTGGCTTACATAAGCGTTGAATACCCTCCATATTGTTATCATTCTCTGTTTCGAAAGGTTCCAAGATATAATTCAAATACATACTCAACGATAATATTCCAATGATGAAACAAATAAGGCATATAATATAGATACGGTTCTTTGTCATATATATTTAGAAATGAAAAAATTGATTCAAAATAATAAAATATAAAAGAGTCACATAATATATAGATAGAATGATTATTCCAGTTAGATGTGTAACTTGTGGTAATGTGTTGGCAGATAAATATAGATATTTCCAAGAAAAAGTTCGAGAGAGGAAATTAGCAAAAGGCGAAAAGTTGGACAATGTTGTGTATTTCACATCGGCCAACACAGAAAAAACCGTCGAAGGAGATACATTAGACGAATTGCGTTTAACAAATGTATGTTGTAGGAGACATATGCTTACACACGTGGATATTGAATAAATGTGTTGCGAAAAAATATTTATATATTGTATATGGCGGGAAAAACACAGAAAAAATATAATAAGTCCAAGAGATGTAGTAAATGTAATAAGTGCAATAAATGTAATAATTGTAAGAAGTGCTCAGCTAAATGTAAGTGTAAGTCAAAATCATTAAGAAAAATGCGTGGTGGTTGTGGATGTATGAACGACCAGCAACAACAAGGAGGAAAGGCAAGACGTAGATTTACTCAAAAGAAGAAAGGTGGTGCTGATTTCGGTCCGGCTAGTTACACCAACTTCGATGATTCTTACAGTAAACATTATGCCGAGAATAATTACCAAGAAGACCCTCAACATATGCAAGTTGCCAGTAGAAATTTGTCAAATATGACAGGAGGATATAGAAAGCGAAAAAACCGACAATTAAAACGCGGAGGATATTCTGTAAGTAGTCAATTTAATAATCCAATCACTAGTTTTATGACAAGTGCTGGTGCGGCAAACGCAGCACAGATTTATTCGATGGATACGAAGGTTGACCCCCACACATATAGTCAACCAGCGGCGGATAAACAAGTAGCTTTAGTGTGAAGTCATTTTTTATAATATGTGTATGAATAAATATTATAAAAACATAGTATATAATGAAGATAGTTGGATTGAAGAATTTATGTTTGCCTTCACAAATATATTTAGTGATTTCTTTGGTGGCATTGGTAGTGATGGCCATTCAGAACACGCACGATACACATGTGTATTGTTTGGGTTCTTATCGCTGTAATGTTTCCATTGCGGTGTACATAATTTTCTTATTGAAATTTGTGTATGTGATTTTCTGGACGTGGGTATTGAATATCATTTGTCGTGCGGGTCATCCGATTGTGTCGTGGATATTGTTGTTGGCCCCATTTGTGTTATTTATTATATTTTTCTTTTTGCTGGTTTCGATGTAAAATAATTAAAAAAATCAAACAAAGAAATTATTATATATAATGATGAAAGTATGTTGGAGCCTGAAATATATAGAATACACAAATCGTTGAATCAAACATCGACGTCATATATTTATGGTGAAATAGAGAGTAATACGATGTATGATATCATAAAAACAATTAATTATGAAAATTGTCGATTTTTAGATGTAGGAAGTGGTTCTGGAAATGTATTGATGGATTTGGCAAATATAGAGGGTTTGAGTGTTTGTGGAATAGAAATCGATGAAGACCGTTATAAAAAGAGCGTTCAAAAAATGGATATGTTTGAAAACAGTATAGAACTCATACACAATGATTTTGAAAAGATATATTTTGGTGATTATGATATCATATATTGTTGTAACTGTATTTTCGAAGATGAAGATAACGAAAGATTGTATAAAAAAATAATAAGGGAGTTTACTGGTAAATGTTTTTTATTTACTTATGATAAAACTCTTTTGCCTTATTATGTGGGGTCATATATCATCAATACAAGTTGGGTGAAACATACAGTATTATATTATTTTGAAGTAGTTTAGTGTTTTTTCTTTTTTTCTTGTAGTCTTTTGGACCTTCTTAGTGGAGGCGTCTCTTGTTCAAATCTCAGTTTTTTTTGTTTGGTTTTCATACATTCTTGATTTGCTTTATTGGCGAAGTATATCAAGCATTCGGCGGCTTCTCTGATCTTTGCGTCTTCGTCATCATCTTTATTATTGTGTACGTTTAATATGTTAGATAAGCGTTGTTGTTCCAACATATCCATTTTCTTCAAGAACTCTGCTCCTTTTTTATCTATTAGCATCTTTTCAAGGTCAGTATCATGAACCAATATTGCGATGGTGTCTTCACGCCATTGGTTGCGTTCTTCTTCTGAAAACTCAGATGGCAGATCATTTCTCATTGCTATATAACGCTTAGTCGATTCGCGACGCTTATTGACAAATGTGTTGAAAATTTTATTAAGCTGATCCATATCATTTGGATAATATTGTTTTCGAACGAAATACTTTTCGAAACTAGGTAGTCTATTGGACCATTCTTTCCAAACAGCTTTTTCAAGGTTAGTAATCAAGTTCAATGCCATTATGATATAATAACTAGGGATTTATGCTTACCAAACAAATGTAAAAAAAGGAATCAATTTTTTGAATATTATAAAAAATTGATTGATTTTTTTGAAATAATAAAACAAGTATAGATATCATATAAATCAATATGTCATTCCGTCCTTTATATAAGATTCGCAGTTGGATGCCAAAAATCAAATACTTGAATTATGAAGACTTATTAAATAATCCGAGATGTATTAATGAAGTAGAAAAAAATGATATGGTGTGTGAGAGTGATTTGTCAGGTCATCCTGATGCGATTCATTTGTTGGAAAAATCTCCAGAAAAAATAGATTTCATTGAACTATCGCGAAACCCTTCTGCTGTTCATTTGTTCGAGAAAACATACTTGAATGATGAATATGTAGTAACACAACATATGTGTGAGTTGAACAATTTTCAAGATATCAAAGACCTTGGAAGGAATTTGAGCTTATATAACATATTCCAAAATCCACAGGCAATCCACTTTATAGAAAAATATTATGGATATATGTTTCAATATGATCATAAATGTTTGACAAAAGAAGAGTTCTATATGAAACAATGGCTTATTAACGCTTTGTGTATTAATGAAAACGCAATACACTTGTTAGAACGGGTGCCTTTATCATCAATCGACGTAGAAAGTCTTACAAAGAATCCTAATGGGTATAAACTGTTTGAAAAATATCAGTTTTTACGACATAAGGTATTGAAGAGCTATACATTATATTCATCGCTTTGTAGCTACAATGAAGAATCTATAAAATTCCTAGAAAAATATGGTATTGACATTGTGAATGAACCTTGTAGCTGGTTATCTTTACATTATAATAACTCTGATTATGCGTTGGATATTTTGGAGAAGCATTCATCGAAAATCAATTGGTGGGCATTGTGTTTGAATGAAAACCCTAGAGCCATTAAAATGTTGCAGTCCGCTAGACAATTCATAAATTGGACGGTGTTGTTCAATAATCCAGCGGCAATTGATATGATTGAAGACTATGTCAAAGATAAAAATGTGATAACTTCATTTAACAAAATACAAATGAGCAATATTACTAGAAACCCAGAAATATTTGTGTTAGATACTGATGCGATGAAACAACAAATAAATCAACCAACACAAGATGGAATTTCGTTTGTTGAAGAATTGATGATGAAGCATTATCATCCAAAGCGATTACAATTTTATTTAGAGAAATATAACTATGATATTTTGGATGATGTATATATAGATGACCAAGACGATTTGCCTTGAACATTTGTTTATGGAAACTACTGACCCTGAAACACCATATTCACGATTGTTAAAGGTAGATACTTTAACAAGTATTGTGTTTCATATTTTTTTGTATGCTTGTTTAGTCTATGCTTTTGGATATATTTTCGATATGAAATTTTCGAGTAAAGTCTATATGCGATTAGCACTAATATTGCTAATCATTATGGTATTGGGATATGTTGGAAGATTAAGCCGTGCCAAATATCTAGAAAAGGTATTGAAGGAAAAGGGGGAAAAAGAACCGCGTGAAAAGGCCAAACAAATGATTCGAACTGGTTATTATACTCCATATTTTTTAGGATAATTTAGACATAAATATATTGTTTAGTTTTTCGTAACAATAAAAGTTGACACCATTAACAAGAACCGACCGGAACATACATATATATATACCTCTGAATAAGTTTCCTTGATTATATGCTTGTTTGAAGGACGTACTGGTTTCACTTAATAACCTTACTTTAATGGTATCTAGTGGATAAACACTTACCCACGAAAAGAGACCGGCCATTCCTCCGGATGTAAAAGTAGAATAATTTAGTTCTTTCAATTTATGGTATACAGAGAAGTAGACAAAAGTGGATGGTATTTCTGTAACAGATATTATAGGTAAGTTTTTGTATGAATATACAATATTTTTGGCGGAAATAGTATACGATTTATTATATTGAGACATAACTTTATATTTATCGAATGGGGTTAATATAAAGGTTGAAATCAGGGCGGTGTAGAAATTTCCCAAATACGGATTGTTTATGATATTGTTTAAATAATTATTGAATCCGAAAGTGACGCTATTTGAGAATGTATTTTGAATAAGTGGGTATTTTAAGCCCCTATATAATTTGAATAATCCACTATAATTGAAGCGGTTTTTGCCTTGTAGGATATTCTTAATAGTATCGAAGGGGTGTCCAACAATAATATGTATACCACCTGAAATGGATGAACTAATAAGAGATATATATGTGGGAATTTTGGTTTCCATTATTTGTTATACAAATATTTGTTTAATTGTTTTAGAAAATTAAAAAATTGATTTGAAATATTTAAATAATAATGATTATATATTAATAGTATTATATTATAAGTGCGATGAATCCAACATATTCTAATCCATCAGAAAAGAACGGCGTATTTAAATTCACAATAGCAGACATCAATGTAAGTTTAGCAAATGCTTTACGCAGAACCGTGTTGAATGATATTCCAACTATTGTATTTGATGCTGAAGTCTATGATGAACAAAAATGTAAGATCTACGCGAATACTTCTCGATTTCACAATGAAATCATCAAACACCGTCTTGCAAATATTCCCATTCATTCCAAGGATTTCAAGATGTTAGAAAAACATATAATGGAATTGAATGTAGAAAACACAAGTGAATCAATGTTAATGGTAACAACGGAAGATTTCAAAATAAAAGAAAAAGAAAGTGGCAAGTATTTACCCGAAGGAAAGGTTCGTGAAATATTTCCGAAAGACGAAATCTCACAATATTATATTGATGTAATACGTTTGAGACCTAAAATCGGAGATAGTATTGCAGGTGAAAAAATACATTTAACGTGTGAATTTTCATTTAAGTCAGCGAATGATAGTTCAACATTTGCCTCGGTAAGTAAATGTTCGTATGGAAATACACCCAACATGGAGAAGGTGAATTCGGTGTGGGAGAAAATCGAAGAAAACTTGCGTGCAGAATCATTGACAAGTGAAGACATTAAATTCGAAAAGCGTAACTTCGAGCTGTTGGACGCACAGAGACAATTTGTGGAGAACAGTTTTGATTTTGTCATACAGTCTATTGGTGTGTATGAGAATCGCGAGTTGATGCGAATGGCTTGTAAGATTCTACATAACAAGTTTGTGAAATTAATTCAAGCGATTGACGACGATGTTGTTCCGGTGACATTGAGTGAAACCACTATGGAAAATTCATATGATGTTGTATTGGAAAATGAAGACTATACAATGGGAAAGGTATTGGAATACTTGTTGTATGAAAATTATTATGTTGATGAAAAATTGTTGAGTTTCTGTGGATTTAAAAAGTTTCATCCACATGATTCAGAAAGTCGTATTCGATTGGCTTATGTTTCAAAGACAGACAAGAATTTAATTAGACAGCATTTACGTATTACCTGTATTAAAGCACAAGAAATTTTCGAAAATGTCAAGAAGATGTTTTAGAAGCAACTAGTCCTTGAATCCACAAAAATACATATACACAAATCTTTTTTATATTATATTTTGGATATAACATAAAAAATTGAAATAAAATTAAGGGAACATACTATTTAGTATCAAAGTATTGTCATTATGGAAAAGAGATTAAACAAGAAATTAGAAACTTATGTTGGAGATTTCAAGAAGCTTATTTGCGAGAAACTCAAACAAAATATTGATGGCGATGGTTCATACCAAAAAGAACTCATAGAGTTTGTGTATGAATATCCGCGATTAGTATTTACCAAAGATGATTTTGAAAAAAGAAAAAGAGTAAAAAACACAATATCTGATGATATAAGATGTTGTGCTAAACGTGCTAATAGTGAACGATGCACCCGACGAAAATTATGTGGAAGCGAATTTTGTGGAACTCATTCGAAAGGGACTCCGAATGGCACTATTATAGGGAACGATGCCGTATGTACTACAATCAGCATGGATGTAGAGGCATATAATATCGATGGTATTATTTATTATATTGATGATAAAAATAATGTATACAAAACAGAAGATATATTGTCAAACAAACAAGACCCAGAAATGATTGGAAAACGAAGACAGCATAACGGAGTAGAAATCATCGACTTCATTCATTGAATCATTCAATAGAGTTAGTGTTTGAAGTAGCAGAAGCTTTAGATGAAATTTTTCTGGAAATTGATTCTTTGCTGGTTTCTTCGCGATTATCCATTATGAAGTCTTTCATTTCATTTGCTTTTAAAAAGTCTCCATTATAATATTTAGTCAAAACATCAAAAAGGACTTTTTTGGTCATAGGTTTTTTGACTTTTTTATTGACATATTGAATTTGACCGTTATTGATATCGAAACAGTCAATTTCATTGCTTTTCATAGTTTGCATTAAGGCAGCTGATATTTTCTTCTTTTCATCTTTTCTAGTGTTTATTTCTTTTTGAAGTGTTCTAATTTCATTATCAATTTTGACCCACTCACGGATATTTTCAACAAGCTCTCCTTTCGTTTCCATATAAGTTTTATTAGATAATATTTTTTAATTATTTTAACTATAATATATATTATAGTAGAACCAGTAATATGAAGCAAATGGTGTTTTTTAATCCCCGTCCGAAAACACAAACAAAACAATTGCCATTGTTATTAAATCAACGATCATATATAAAAAGATTACCTCCTCCACCGCCACCACCACCTGAATCATTAGTAAAAGTAAAGTGGGGAGAGCCAACATGGTTTTTGTTTCATACACTATCGGAAAAGGTGAATGATGCTGATTTCGCACAATTAAGGGATGAATTATTGAATGTGTTTTATGCCATATGCACAAATCTTCCTTGTCCGGATTGTGCTAATCATGCGAAACAATATTTAGATAATGTAAATTTCAAGGCTATTCAAAAGAAGTCGCAATTAAAGGATTTGTTTTATCATTTTCATAATGAAGTAAACGCACGCAAAGGGTATGATAAGTATCCATATGAGGGCCTAGAAAAATATAAAACAGCAAACACAAGCAATATCATCAAAAATTTCATGGTTCATTTTTCAGACAAATATAGAAGTATTAAGTTATTAGCATCTGATTTACATCGGTCAAAGCTAGTTGAACATTTGAAAAGTTGGTTCAATAGAAACATAAAGAAGTTTGAACAGTAAATATAAATATTTCTATTATTTATATTTATGAGAACATTTTCGATAATAGTTGCTGTTTGTAATAATAATGGAATTGGAATAAACGGAAAATTGCCTTGGAAAAATAAAGAAGATATGGAATTCTTCAAAAACACTACAATAAATACAGAGAACATGTTGAAACAGAATATAGTGGTTATGGGTAGAAATACATTTGAATCGATGAATAATAAAACATTGCTCTTGCGAAAAAATATTGTAATATCAAACAACCATTTGTATGGTGTATTATGTATGAAATCACTGGATGAAGTATTGAGAAACTATGAGAATGATAAGGATGTAGAAAACATATTCGTGATAGGAGGTGCGATGTTATATAACGAGGCTATAAAACATCCAATGTGTGAGAAAATATATATCAATCGTATCAATGAAGACTACATTTGCGATACTTTTTTTCCAAAAATAAATCATGATGTGTATGAGAAAATAGAGGAAAAACAACTGAGCTCATTAGTGTTAAGTGAAGTATATGTTCGAAAATGTTGAGATTATTTTTTCTTGTATGGCTTGTATTTTACACTAAGAACCTTTCCTAACATTACCAAATTATTGGAGTCCATTACAGCAATACGTCCTAAACCAGCACAATCATCAAATGATTCTAAATATATGGGTTGCTGTGGGACAAATTCAACTTCTGCGTTTTCACCTCTTTCTAGAAATTCGGGGTTTTCTAATTTTGTATCGCCTGTTTTTTTACTAATTTTCCATTTGATGTCAATCATTTTACACGCTGATTTTGCGGTTCTTACATGAACCAACGGACTGAAGCCGCGTTTTAGTTGACCGGGATGTTCTTGAACGGAAACTTGTGCGATAAAACTCTCAACTGGTTCACACAATGCTTCTTTTTGTACCGTAATTACATCTCCAACTTTGGGCATGTTTGATTTATCAAGACCTTTCATGTTCATTCCAATATTATCTCCGGGTTTCGCATTGGGCCATGTTTTATGATGCATTTCAATACTGAACACTTTGAGATTATCAAGCCCTCTTGGAACTACACGAACAATATCACCCGCATTTAATGTCCCTTGTTCAATACGCCCGGTAATAACGTCACCTACACCTTTTATTTTGTAAATACCATTAATAGGGATGCGTACTGGCTTATCAGGAAATCTTTTTGGTGGTTTCACCAATTTCTCAAGTGCGTCATACAATGTGTATCCTTCTACAACTGTTTCTTTATTCAAGTTAGCACTCCATCCTTTGTACCATGGCATCAAATCAGTTTTTTCTACCAAGTTTTCACCTTTGAAACCAGAAAATGGTACAAACGGCACTTGCTTTGGTTTGAAACCTGCCAAAGTGATCATTTTTGTCATTTCTTCTTTGATTTCATTAAATCTTGTCTCGGACCAATCACAAGAATCCATTTTATTCACACCTACAATGAGTTTTTCTATTCCAAGCAGTCCTAGCAATTTTGCGTGTTGGCGAGTTTGGCCTTGAATTTCACCCGTTGAATGGTCACCTCTCGCAATCGCAGTTTCAAACCCTCCCATCTCGGCAGGAACTAGTAATAAAGCAACATCTGCTGTTCCGGCTCCAGTGATCATATTTTTAACATAATCTCTATGACCGGGGGCATCTACAATTGTGTAGTGATAACTATCAGTGAAAAATTCTTTCGTAGTACAATTGATTGTCACACCACGCTCTCGTTCGGCTTTATCTTTATCCATATAGTATGCAAATGCGAATGAACTTTTTCCTTGTTGATCAGCCTCAGTTTGTAATTTTTCCATTTCTCTGGAAGAAATACCTCCTAGTTTGAAAATTAGATGTCCAGTCGTGGTAGATTTACCTGCATCTACATGACCGCAAACGACTAATGAAATATGTTGCTTCTCAGAATCAGTCATAATTCTATTGTAGTATTTCTATTTTTGTTTTTATATTCTTTCAAATTTATACCTAATTCTTTCTTTCATAACTCCAGTTATGGTATGGTTTACTCATTATATTAGTTCTTAATGAATGATAATTTTTCATTAAGAATTAAAGACACGTGTATTTGACGATTAACGTTTTTTGAATGTGCATTTAAATAGTTTTTTACTTGGTCTTTGACAAACGGTTTTATCACTTCCTACATTGAAGAAAAACAAATTAGGTTGGTTCATGGTATCCACAATTCTGGCCCATAAAGCACCCATTGAACCACCGATAACAATAGAAATCAAAATCGGGAAAATATCGTAACAATTATTGGATATGTTCCACAACAGATCACCTAAAATCAGCAAAGGCAATAGGATAAGTGTAGGAATATTATACAGAACAATTTTGTATTTTACGATAATGTAAACTAAATAGAATAATGTGTATGATAACATTGAAATACCTAAAGGTGATTTTGAAAAAGAACGGTTATGTCCAATAGAAATGAGGTTACATACAGCATTTTCGGTTTCTTCATCTAAATCATCGTCGGGGATTTCTCTTTCTGGAACTAGATTTCCGATTGTAATTGTAGCGAAACAAGCAACAAGTAAACCGACTAAGTAAATTACACCCTTAATATCTTGATTAATTACGGAAGAAAGCCCAAAATATGAAACAATAATGAATGGTGATAATCTGAAAAATAGGTAAAAAAATGATACTATATTTAATTCCATTGTATATCTTGTATTGATATTTTCTTTTTTTTACAAATAATGAATGCTAAATAATATAAACATATTTTTATATATTTTGTATAATACAAATGGGAGTTCATACATTTTATACAAATTTTATCAAGAAACATCCTGAAATAGTGAAGCCTCGTAGTGAATGTGGCGTTTATGACAATTTATATATGGATTGTAATTCAATCATATATGATGTATTTCATCGAATACAAAAGATGTATGACGATGGAGAACTTTCTATGGAAACAATTGATTCGATGGGAGGTATTGAGAACCTAGTAATAGAGGAAGTCAAAAAAGAAATTAGTAAACACATAAAAATTATTGCTCCTACAAAATATGTTTTTATAGCATTTGATGGGGAAGCTGCAAAGGCAAAAAAGAAACAACAAATGAAACGCCGTGCTAGGAAATTATTTTTGGAAAAGATTGATGGGAAAACTCCACTTTGGAATACAAATGAAATCACTGCTGGTAGACCCTTTATGAATAAGCTTTCTGAGAGTATTTATGAGCACTTTAAAGCAGAAGATTTCGGTTTAGAACAGATGGATATTTCATGTAGTGATGAACCGGGTGAAGGAGAACATAAATTTTTGATACAAGAAGGCCGTGATATTATTTACGGTTTGGATAGTGATTTGTTGTTGATGTGGCATATTGATTTATATAGAAAAGAAGATGAAGTAATATGTGTGACGGAACTAGATAGGCCCGTAAATAAAAAATATATTTTGCTTGGAAATGATTATATTCCCGGAATAGCGAGTTTCCAAGAGTTGGACCCGATTGACGTTTATGTAGAGAAGGTGGAAGATTTTGTTGAAATATTCAAACAATTACAAATGCGGAGAACAAAGAGTGAATTGGATGTAAAACGTCCGAAGAATTTGCCAAAAGTAAAAGATTGTAGTGATTATATTGGAACAAGTCGAATGAGATATTATAAGGCGATGTGTAATACAACGGATGTAGAAGATGTGTGTAGGAATTATTGGGAAGGATTGAAATATTCGTTAGATGTTTACACATATAAAAAGAGTTGTAACGATGAATGGTGTTATGAATATGGTAGTGTGATATTATTGTGTGACGTGTTGTTGTTGTTTTTAGGTGTAGGTGTAGGTGTAGGTGTAGGTGGTTTAGGTTTGGTTTTAAGGGAGTTGTTGTTGTTGTTGTGTGAAGAA